TACCGGAGCCGCACCGATGCATCCCTTTTTCATTTTCGTGAAATGCGATCTGGGCAAAGCCTATGACGTTGCCACAGCACTGGTCGAGGAAATCGAAGGGGTCTCGGAAGTCTATTCGATCTCCGGCCCGTTCGAACTGCTGGTCAAGGTCTATATCGAGGATGGGCAGGATATCGGGCGCTATGTAAACGAAAAAATCCATCTGCTGCCCCATATCAAGGACACCCAGACAATCATTACCTTCAACGCTTTCACCTGATTTTCTGCAAAGATAAAAGATATACTAACAAAAAACGCGGTGAGATTTTCGCCGCGTTTTTTGTCGGTACCGCATCTGATGCTAGTTGCGCACCACATCGCGGATCACATCAAGGATGATATCGGTCCCCTTTTCAATCAGGACCACATCATTGCCGACAATCTGGCGAATGGCATCCGAACGATATGGCAGACGCGACTGCAAATCCGCAGGAAGATCGCGCTTGGCAATCCCCGGGGGTAAGGTGCCGCCGCGCTCAAGCTTCATGGCAATGCCTGGTGGCAATCCGTCTTGGCCGTTGCCGTTGTCCTTGCTCTTGCCACCTTTGCCTCGATTTTCGTCATCGCCAATATTGCGGTCAACCGCATCAAGCACGTCATAAATGATGCGCCGTTCTTCTTGGCTAAAACCACCTGATTGCGCGATTTCGTAAACTGGCGCGGCAGCCGGCTTGCTCGCAGCCGCCGTTGCCGTCAGAACCATCACTGCCAGCAAGGTCGAACCCGCAAGTAACAATGGTTTGGCGATGGACTTGAACTGATCGAAATACATCATCGCAACCTCGTCGGATTATTAAAGCTGATCCATCATAGATGATGTTCGAGAACGCCATTAGCGAGCCCGCCTGTTACGATAACGTTTGAAATGATTGTTTTATTCCCGGCTCAAAAGAAAAAAGCACCCTTTTGGGGTGCTTTGATCAATGGCGGACAAGGAGGGATTGGGACCGATCTTACACTTATCATCAAGTGTTTGTTTTTGCTTGTTTATTAAACTTATTGATTTTGCGTTGTGTACCAAAATGTGTACCAAAATGTGTACCAGTTTCGGTGCGTTGACGACGGCCTAGAAATCGGGGATGATAATAGAACAAAACAGGAACAATCAGGATAAATAAAAATGCCCGATTGGGATGGTTACATCACGCTGCGCGATGCGGCCCGGCATGATGATCACATGTTCGTCTATTGCGCGAACCATCTATGCGATCATGGCGGGGTTTTACGCCTTGGCCCACTGATCGAACGGCATGGCCCTGATATCGGACTGGGCGATATCCTGCGCAGGATGCGCTGTCAGGTATGCGGACATCTGGGCGCATACCCGCGCGCAACGACACACAGTGCTGATCACATCGCCAAGCCACTTTATTGCCCGCTACAAGGGCGCGGGCACCGGCGGTGCCTGCCCCTGACCGAATGCGTCAAAAGCTGCCGCCTCGGCCCCACACGGGCCGGGCGGCAACAGCATTAGGAACGGCATGCCCGCAATTCCGACCGCACCCGGCCATAATCGATCATGGCACGTTCCAACGCCGAACCATCCGGCAGGGCTTCCAGTTCATCGGCAAGACGCCCCTGAAATTCCACACTATATTCGATCACCGGCGGACAGACGGCAGAATCAGAATTTGCCGTTGCGCAGCCGGTCAACAACACCGGCACGATCAGAAGGGGCAGCAGCAGCCGCTTTGCGTTGTGCATTGACGTTCTCCAGGTTGCGCGCCATGGTTTCGACCCGTTCGGCCTGCCGCCCCGCCTGCCTGGCGGAAAACAGCACCAGCAGGACGGCAAGAACCGCCCCGCCGATAATCGCGATGCGCATCCACGCACCCGACAGAACCGCCCCGACAGCCGCGATCATACCAGCCCCTTTGCACGGTCATTCAGCCGGGCATAAACAGCCCAGCCCGCGCCAATCGCGCCCAGCACGACACACCCCCATTTGATCATGTCAGACAGGTATGCGTATTGCTCAAGCGAGGATGAAACATCCGCCGCCACCGGGCCGACAACCGCCATGACACCGGCAACAGACGCGCCCTTGATCGTGCGCGATTGCGACAGCGGGCGTTGCTGATCCAGTGCATCCTTGGCGCTCACGGGCGCAGGCGTATCGATATCGTTAAAGAACAGATGCCCTGCGGTTTCATGGCATGGCACCTTGTCCTTGGCCCATGCGGTCTTTGCCTGCACCCTGCGAGTGCAATAATGCGTTGCCGTATCGGTTGGATCATCAAGCCGACCTTCAACCGCAAGCTTGGCAATCGCACAGCATTTGTCAAACCACGGACCGGACGCAGACATGATCCGTGAAAGGTTCGGGTCGTTCTGGTTCCAGCAGGAAAACTGCCACGCCTGCTTGCACACCGCAGCCGGGGTTGATGGCCAGTTGCGATAGCCAACCCGGTTCATCACCACACAGGCAATTGCCCGCGCATCATCGGCATCATTCGCACGCGCCTCGCCATAGATCGTGCGGGCAAGTGTATCAACCTGATAATCCATGTTATTTTCCTTTGCAGATCGCAACAACAAACACGATCCAGAACAGCAGCCAGCCAAGAACGCCGCCAACCGGCGCCAGAACCGCACAAAGCCACAGCGGCGCTGACAACCACCAGGCAGCCCCGGCAACGATCACCGCCCCCGCAAGACTGGCAGCGGCCTGTGAAACAAATCCTGTAAGGGTCATCGTGTTGTTGCCTTGATTGTGTCGGTGATGCGTTTTTCCATGTCCTTCCCATCATCCTTGGTGAACATGTTCTCGAGCATGCGACGTTCAAGACCATGATGGTCCTCGCGCAGCTTGTTGTGGGCGTCCCATTGCTTGGCCCTGCTTTCCTTGGCATCCACCCGGTCAGCCGCCTGCCGCGACAGGACCCAACCGATAATGGCAAGAAATGCAGCCCCCATACCGCCAACAACCCAGTAAAACGTCGCTGCGTCCATCTGATCACCCCTGTCGGTTGGACGTTGCACGAAAGAATGATCAGGCCCCCGGCCCCTTGATCTTTGCCTCAAGGTCCTGCCAGGCCTCCCCGCTTGCCACCAGACAGCTTGGCCCGGACGGATAGGTAAACAGGATGGTCCAGCTTTCCCCGTGCGGGGATTTAAGAACCTCGATCACACCACCGTTTGCGGTGACACCAATCGCAACCGGTTCCTCGGCATATTTGTCAGCAAGGCTTGCGATCACCTTTTGACGATCACCACAGACCGGGCCTGCGGATGTGCCGGGCGATGGCAATAAAAAAAGGACCGCAGCAAGTGCGATCCCGGCATAGCGCTTCATGGCTGCGACCTCCTATTCCTCGGGTTCGGGCGGGGGCGACCAGTATTGATCGTCCCGATAATCAGACGGGATCGGATCCATCGCGATCAGGGCAAAGTAATATTGCCAGATCGCCTGTCGCCCTGCCCCGCCGGTATTCACAATATCCATCCATTCGGTTGGCGTCACAGATACCGGGCCGGTATTGGTGACGATGTCTATTGGCATGGCATCACCAAGGGCAAGCCGCGCCTGTGCAATCGGCATCACTTCGTCCATCCATGCCTTCATGTCCTTTTCGTCGGTGCCGATGGTATGGACACCACGCGCATCACCGAAATCATAGGTGAAGGACGCTAGGGCAAGACGACGGTCGCGTTCGGCCTCGGCATCCGCCACAACCGGCGCAGGCTTTACCCACGCGGAACCATCCCAGCTATCCAGAGGCGATGCCGGAACAAGCGATGTGTATTCATCGCCAACCGGCCCCAGCCAGTTGACCGTAACGCTGCCCGCATCGCTCTTGCGATAAAAAACATCGCCACGATGGTCTTCGATCTGCGCCCATCCTGCCCCGTCAAATTTCCAGACATGTCCGGCAGCAAGAGAACTTGCAGGAACAGCAATCGTTGTCGCATTCGCTGGAATCAGATAGGAACCAGGCTCACGCGGGCTTTCGCGCGCATCCGTCTGACTGATGAATTCGCCCGTCGCGGCGTTATAGTTATAAATTTTCATTCTGCGCCTCAGAATTTTATACAGGGCAAGAGAGCCACGTTGCGCGCGCGGGTTTCAGAGCCGACGCGAGCACCTGGAGAACCCGCACTATCAAAGTTCGCCAGATTAAAGCTGTTAACCCCTCCGCCAAAATTCCCTTGCGCACCCCCGTCCGTAAATGCCCCGGAGATGCCCCCGTAAACCCTGACCGAACCTGTGATTTGCTGCATCTGGTCAAGCTGGGTCGACCCAAACAGACGCCCCGTATCAACACCACGACCATTGTCCCAACCTCGAATAAATTCCCCGCGAATGTCAGGAAGATTGAACGTTGTTGACCCGTCGCCCGCGCCGAAGACCGTACCAACAATCGCGAAAAGCGCGGAATAGCTTGCGCGAGAGACAGCTGAACCATCAAGCTCAAGCGCCCAAGCTGGCGGCGATGACGCCGGCCAATAAAACGGGAAACCTACCGGAATGGAGTCAATCCCTGTCAACCCCGACCCATCGCCATCCGCACGCAACAACCCTGCCGATCCACCTGCGGCGATATCCCCGGCACGCAGGACACGCTCGGCAATCAACCCATGATCGATCCACGCCGTATTCGCTGCATTGCGCACATAAAGATGACCGTCTGCGGTGTTCACATATGGCATATAGGCGTATGTCGTTGACGGGGCGGTCGCGCCGGAATTCATCGTGGCAATCGCAAGAAGCGCATCATTGTAATCACCGCGAACGGTCGCTCCGGAACCGTTGCCAACAACGTAATCATGCTGTGCCATTTATGCCCCCGCCCGTGCTTTGCGCTTATCATATTCCGCGATCCAGCTCGCGGTCGTTCCGGGCATATCAATGCCCGCCTGATCGCGGATCGCCTTGAACATGTCGATGATTGCAACCTCGGCATCGACCTTGTCCGACTTCACCGGGTCGAACCGTCCGGCCTCGCCGTTCCAGCGATAGCGACCTGGCTTAAGATCGCAGTCAGCGGGAACAGAAACCCACTCCGGAATGCCCGCCGTTACGCTGGCAACGCTATCCTCGGCTATCGTATCAAAGCCGGTAAGGACACCCGCCCCGTCAAGGCGTGCGATATGGATGGATGGCGCAGCATTCACCGCGCCCCCGTTGGAAGCAGTCTTTTTCTTTGCCATGTCGGGATACCTGTTTAGGACAGTTCGTCTGCGGTCACCCGCAGGTCACTGACCTGAATGTTATAGGATTGGTCGGCAATGCTCAGAACCGCCTTGAATTCGACGGCGCGGCAATAAACCTCCGCACTGTCAAGGCGTTGCCATTCCGACCATACGGGCGATCCGTTCGGATCATCGTCGGTGGTGCGATGCCAGATCGAACAGTCACCCTCGACCGCCGCATCACCATCCCAATCCGCCCAGTCATCGACCTGACCGGATCGGTCATCAACCAGATCAACAACGTTGATCACCTGCACCGTCACGGATGCATTAAGCCGCATCCGCGTTTTCGCGGTGAAATCCATGCCCGACAGGAAACCATATTCCCCGCTGGTCATAACCCCGCCAAAGGCATCAAGCGATGCAACGGAATCAAAATCCGTGATGTCATCGACCAAGCCCGCCCCCTGCAGGGAAAGCTTGCCATCCTCGACGAAGGTGCCGTCATGCGCCCCGCCAAAGGCCGTGCTTTCGACCACCGTGTCATAGGTCGTATAGGCCAGAATGGTCGCGGCATCGGTTGAAACGGAAGCCGGTTCTGAAACGGTGCCAACCGCGTCGATGAACTGCACAAGATAAGACCCGGCCTTAAGCGGCAGGACCGCCATGGTATCCCCGCCGGGCACGTCATCCCCGATCGATGTACTTGTCGCCAGCGTCTGCGACACGCCCGCCGGGCAGTGCCGGAACCGCACCTTGCCGCCTTGGGACACGTCAAGATCCGGCGACCGCACCCAGCGCAGGAAGGCAAACCCGCCGGTCGCGGTGATCGTCAATCCGGTGGGCGTTGACGGCGTATCGCCAAGCCCCTGAATTTCCTTGCGCACCGTGACGTAACCGGAACTCGCCCCGATCCGGTTAACCGCCTTCACCCGGAAATCATAGATACCGGTCGGCATGTCAAACAGATCAAGCTTTGGTTGCGTAACGCGCGGATAAACGGTCCATTCCAGCGCCCCGACCAAGCGGCTTTCAAACTGGTACTGCGTGACAAACCCGTCATCGGCCTCTCCCGCCGACAGCACCGCCTTGATCTTGACACCGCCCCCTTCGCGGGTTTCATACTGGACCTCCGTCACATCCAGCCCGTCAGGCGGCGCTACATCACCCGGCCCCGGCAGGGTATTGGCCGACGATGCCGCGACGATGGTTTCATCATCGGCGGTCCAGTCATAGACCGCCGCCGCCGTCTCGCGCAGCGTGATATCCACACCCAGCCGGATCACATCACCATCATCGCGCGGTGCCAGACGCCAGGTCACCACCTCGAACGGTTTGTTATCCCAGCCATAGGCAGACCGGGTAAAGCCGACGACATCGCCGACCTGCACCGCAAATGCCTTTAGGTTGCATTTAAGTTCAACCTCAGCCTGCAGACGGTTTTTAAACAGCGCCTGCTTCTGCAACCGCTGCCCGCAGGCTGGGGACGTGGTGAACAGGAATTCACGGTCAACCGCGATTTCGCGGCCCTGATCCTCGGCAATGAAGGTTGCCGATTTCAGAACCGGTAGGTCGGTCGGCTGCCACAGACTTTCAGGGGATGAATACACCCCGCGCACCACATTAAACAGATCGCGTTTTGACTGCCGGGTCCGCACACGGATCGGGCCGTCAAGCCAGCTTTCGTCAATTTCGATTTCCGGTGTGCGGTAATAGCCCGGCAGTATCGACCATTTTCCGCCCGCACGGGTCGCAATACCGCCGCCCGGATTAAGCAATTCGCGCAGATTGTCGCCAACCGGATTGCCGGTATCGATCACCCCCGAAACGACGTAACGTTTTTCGGTACCGCCAGCGGCCAGCGTGACATCCTCGTCACACACATTGGCCGACGCGATCAGGGTATCTTCCTCTATCGCCTCATAGCCCGAACCGACACCGTCGGAAATCTTGACATAGTCGGCGGTTACCAGCGCCCAGTTATCGGTGTAACCGGTCGTATCGCTGCGCGGGTCATAGATATCGTTCTTGCCCTTGACCAGGCATTTGATCTGCGGGATGCCGCCCGCATAAATGTCCTGGTCATAGGTCAGTTCACAATACAGCTTGGCGCATCCGCGCTGCCGATGATCAACCGTCCATTCGCTGTTGCGTGCCCGCATAGCGGCCAGCAGGTCGGCATCGCCTGCATCCGTGCCGTCACCCTTCCAGAACCATGCAAACCCGGCATATTTGCCGATGGCATTGCCTGTGCCCGATCCGGAAAACACCTTGGTATCGCCAAACCAGATATCGCCGATTTCCTCGACCGGATGACCGGTCAGGGTGATCAGCCATTGCAGCTTGCGCTTGCCGTCGGTGACATTCATGTATGTCACCGGGCCGGATGCCTGCACCTCGCCATAAATGATCGGGCGGGTCGCCAAAGGCTGGCGCACCATCTGGGTCCGGATTGAAAGGGCAGAGGCCGCCGTGATACCCGCAGCCTTCGATTTCGCAGATGCGCCGAACGCAGACGCAGCCGCAACCGAAACAACCGCACCCACCACAGCACCGGCAAGACTTGCGATCCAGCCCGCCGCAAAGGCCGCAACCGCCGCCTTGGTCCCGGCCGCCGCCGCTGCTGCTGCAATGACCGGGATCACCTGTGGCATTCGTCAGACCCTCCAGGCACGCAGGCCCGATTTGATGGATAGATAAACCAGACCGGCGGCACCCTGTGTCGCCCAGCGCGCCCCGATGCAGATCGCAAGCGCCTCGCCCTCATCGGTATTGACAAGGCCAACATCACCGCGCCGCGCCATCAGAACCGGGATTTCCGGCCAGCCAAGCCCGGCGGTGATCTTTTCCGCTGTCGCTGCAAGCCCACCCCCGGCAAAGCGTTTCAGCGCGCCATAGGCCCCGGTTTTCGTCTTGTATTTGCCGCGAAAGGCGCGGGCCGGATCGATCCCGGTGATTGCCTGCAACCCGTCACACACGGTCAGGCAGCAATCGGCAGAACCCCACGAAAAAGACCGCCTTGCGGCGGCCTGTTGCCAGTCTGACAGTTTGCTTTCCCAAAGTGGCAATCGCGTCACTTGATCTGCCCCCATGTGATTTCGGTATCCTGCAGGCGGTTGACGAACTCGAACCCGCGATCATCCGGGTAAATCGCCTTCTGATCTTCATCGGTAAACCGCCGGACTTTCGACCGTTCCAAATCGACCAGATCGCTTTCGACCGTCACCGATATCGTGATCGTGGTGGCGTCATCATCGATCACCGGCACGTCGGTCAGGCCGGAAAACGCTTTGTAAGGCGTGCCGATCAGAACACCGGTATCGGACATCGCGCCGACATGAAGATCACCCGAAAGGCCCTGCCGCATTTCGGTCAGCGTCAGTGACAGGTATTCAATCGGAATCCCGGACAACTGGAAGGTCAGGCCGTTGGCCTGGATTTCCTCGGTTTCCTCGATTTCCGATATACCGACGAATTCACCGCCGCCCAGCCATTCAAACCCGCCCCACGAAATCGGCCCGATCCCGGTCCACATCCGCACATCATCAGACGCCGCACCGATGCGACCGAACAGAACCGGCATCAGCCGGTCGCCCGACAATTGCGCCAGCAAATCCGGATCAATGTCGGTTCTCATGTGATGTACTCCATCGCCCCGAAGGTGATGCCGTCGTAATAATCACCGGGATTACCCCGCCACTGCCCGGTCTCACCGGGTTTGAGGCGAAACACCCCCTTGGGATCGCGATAAACCACCGTCGCCCCATCGACATAGGCCGCACGGGTGGCGGGCCAGATATCGATATCGGCCGCACCGGTCATTTCATCGGTGATTTCAACATCGTTCAGAACCATGTGCAGGCGCGATGCGCTGCCACTGCCAAGCTGGATATAATCCCCCTTCCGCAGGGCAAAGCCGTCCGGGTCGTCGGTTGTCCAGTTGATCGTCGATATGGTGCGGATCCGCGCGGCATGCGCCCCCGCAAGCTGCACGGTCACCACGTCGGTGTTATTCTGCGGGAACCGCGCCAAAGGATCATTGGCCAGAAACGGGTTAAGCGGCCCGCGACATTGCAAAATAAACACCTGCATCGCCGTGACATCCGCCCGCCGTTCCGGTGCGAACGTCATGGCGATATCCCAACGCTCCCCCTGATTGGCCTGCGCCTGCCCCTGAAAGGTAAAATTGGAAATCGCCAGCCCGACGGAATTGACCGGGGTGACGGTTATTTCCATCGGTACAGTTGGCAAGGCAATCGGATCGGTCATGTTTTAACGCCCCCTGATTGCCCGCCCGGCACTACCGCCGCGTCGTGCCTGATCAGACACGGCATTTACGGCCCGTTTGTTGAATGTGCTGTCAATGCGCCGAACCTCGCCGCCAATCGCCGTGATGGCGGTTTCAAGCCGTGCCATTCCCGCCTGATCAGCACCGCGCGCATCGATATTGAATATCGCCGAAGGGCCGCCGGAATTGGCGGCGGGCATTTTCGGCATCCGGATATCAACCGGAATCTTGCCCGACGGAACCGGCACATAGGCTTCTGGCACCGAACCCTCGCCGAACATCGCAAGCTGCGGCGAATTGGCGATGCCACCCTCGGAATACTGCCGCAATGGCAGTTTGCCGCGTGATGTCATCACCCCGCCATCGGCGAAGGCAAACATTGATCCCCAGTCAATACCACCGATGGCACCGCCAATCGCATCCGCCGCTGGCTGGGCGATTTGCTGCTGCCAGACCATTTCGGCAATCGACATCGCAAGCTGATCAACCTTGCCCCGCGCGTCATCCGCCCAGCCGCCAAGATCGGAAAAGGCATTACCCAACACACGACCGACTTCCTTGCCGGTTTTGTTCAGCTTTTCGTTGGCCTTGGTCAGATCATCCGCTGCCGCCGATGCCGCCCGGCCATAGGTTTCCTGACTGATCGCGCCTTCCGCCAGCAATTCGCGAAGCCGCTCGATTTCGTCGTTGTATTTTTCCTGTGCGGTGCGGTTGGCTTCGGTTACCCGTGCGCCTTCCTCCATGACCTTGGCTTCACGATCAAGGGCATCGTTCAAATCGTCCAGACGCTGCTTGTAATCGTAAACATCGCCCGCCAACTGCCTGATCAGGATGCCTTGCGCACTTGCACCATCAACACCGGCACGGCGCAGCGCGTTATTTACCTCAAGCTCGCGATTGGTCAGCTCAAATGCGGAAAGCTCGTACTGCAGAGCTTCGATCACAGCACCGATTTTCTCCGCCTGCCGTTCCGCATCATCCGCAGCCTTTTTGCGCGATTTGTCGGCCTCTTGCGACGCCTTGAATTCCTCGCTGGAATCAATCGCTGCGGTCATACTGTCATTCAGATCGTCGAATTTTGCCTGCAATTCGGCAATTTCGTTGATCTGATTCTGATAGACACCCGCATCAATCGGTTCATCACCAATACCGAACATCGGATCGTTCGACATGGCGTTGATGCGCTCGATTTCTGCCTTTCTGATTTCCAGCGCAGCCTTGGCAGCTTCCAATCGCGCCTTGGCGGTTTTCAGGATTTCGTCGCGCTCATCGCGCAGGAGTTCGGCACTTTCTTTCTGCTGATCGTTCAGCTTTTTAATGAATTCCTCGGCCTTCTTCACCGACTTTTCATAAGCTTCAAGGCTGGTTGCGGCTTCATCGGCTGATTCGCTGGTATCCCAGAACGCAATCGCCAAAGCCCCGGCAATGGCTGCCGCAGCGCCAATAACAGCACCCCACGGACCGAAAGCCCCAAGCAACTGCGATGCCTGCTGCGTTAGGGCCACAAGCACATTCTGTCCGCTGGCAACCTGCACCGCAAAGTCACCGACCTGATAACCTGCCTGCTGTGCGATAGCACCAAACCGGCGGTAATTCGGTGCTGCCTTGACAACCGCATTGTCGTTTGCCGCGACCGCAACACCCGCCTGATTGAGTTTTGCGACATAGGCATCAAAACGGTCATTCAATCGACGATATGCCGCCCCGGCCTGTTCAGCCGTAATAATTCCCTTTTCCTGCGCAATGCGAACCTTGTCCGACTGGCGCTCTAGGTTCTGGCCCGCCCGCGCGACCGGGTCCATTGATGCCTCAAGCTGATTAAACGCCTTGGCGGCCCGTTTGGTGCTGCGGTCCATATTGGTTGATGTGGTATCAACCAGTCGCCCGGCCCGTTTGAAGTTCGCTTCAAGCCGTTCAAGTTCCGCATCAATCGAAACGGACATACCGACTTTTTGCAGTTCGCCCGCCATCACACACCCTCGCGCAAAGCTTCGCGGATCGCCTGGACGATCAGCCGTTCGATTTCATCACGGTTGCCGTCCATCGCACGTTCAAGGATGCGAAGGGCCGGGCGTTTCGGCACGCGCATCGTGAAACGCTTGCCATTGCGACGATAGGAAACCTCGCCGCCCTTGGTCCCGCCATCGAGAAACCGGAACCAGAAATGATCTTCCGCAAGGTCACGGGTCGGCAGGCCGATATCGTAAGAAAGCCCACCATCCCCAGCCAGAATCGTCAAACCGTCTCGTGCATGCGGGCCGGGATTATCCCCGTCAATCGGCGTCAGCGCCTCCATATCGACCAGCACAAGCTGTGCTGCCTTATGAAGGACTTCCTCGACATTCTCGCGTATCCGCGACGGAATGCCGTGCTGCAGCGCCGCCACCAGTTCCTTTGTTCCGGTGACGGGCATGGCGGCTATCTCCGTGACGGTTTCCAACCCCGAAGGGCCGCCCGCAATTTGTCGGCGACTTCATCTTTCGATGGCTGCCGTGTTTCCGGTTCGTCATCGACGCCATTGCTTTTGCGCAGGAAATCGATCTTGCCATCAAGGGCCAGAAGAATGCGCGGGACCGGCGTTTCCATCGCCTGTTCATCCGACCAGCCAAGCCAGCCGGTCGCATAGCGATAAACAAGGTCCCACCATTCATCGAGACTTACGGCTTTCCCGGCGCTGCATCCGCATCGCCCGCATCATCAGCAACATCGTTGCCATCAATGATCGGGCGGCCGCCGTTCAGAAGAACGGTGATGTAATTGATCAGATCCGAACCAAGCTTCGCCTTGTCCGGCTCCTGCCAGATGGTCGTGACCAGATCGTCATATTCCGACGGCTTGAGCTTCAAGCCAGCCCCGGCAACGATGATCTGGGCCATCGCGTCGAAATCAAGATCACGCACCTTGCGATAGGCCGGGTTAAGGCCACCGGCAAAGCTGTTAATCATCCGCACTGCGGATAGTTTCGGCGCAAGATAATGAACAGTGCCCGCGACCGTAACGGTCAGTTCCGGGGCCGTCGCAACGGCCTGCTTAGTCTTGGTCATGTGAATACCTTTCGGGGATCGGGGGAAAGATGGCGGGCGCGAACCCCCGTCACGCGCCCGCCTGCCGCGGCAATCTGTTAAACGGCGGCGACTTCAATCGGTCGGGTATTGATCCCGATATTACAGGTGGCACCGACAACACTTTCAGGACTGCCAATCTGACGACGGAAAGACATCACACGCCCGCGGAAAAAGAATGTCGTCGGGCTGGAAGGCGAACCGGTCCCGGCATCATTCAATGTCACCTTGAACGCCCATTCGTTGTCCGACGCCAACGCAGCCTTGCATTGGTTCTGCCCAGTATCATCCGGGTCATAACCAAGCTGCAAAGGCAGTGACCCCGGATCCTCGGTGCCCTTGAACTTGCGCACCAAACGATCCGCAAGCGAGACATGGGTAATCGTCGAAAATTCCGCCCCGAATTCACCCAGATCGGTAATTTCAGCAACTTCAAGGTATGTTTCCGCCTCGAACGCCGACTGCGTTGCCGCGACAGATGATCCGTCGGAAATAGAAAGTGTACACCCGGCCGCTGTTTGCACGGTCATGGCAATGGCTCCTTAGTTTTGCATGAAATGGCCGTCACGGCCGGGTTAAGGCCGGATGATCGCGCGCAGCGTCACCCGCCCGGTATAGGTCGTTCCGTCAACATCCTTTGACGTTGTCACCCGCTCGAACCGCAGGTTTTCACACACCCCGGCATCCATTGCCGGTCGCGTGTTTTCCGTGGTGGTGCGGATGGTATCGGCAATCTGCTTGACTTCCTTGCGACCGGCATAATCAGACCAGATCGACAGATAGACCATTACCGTTTCGCGGTACTGGCCCAGCGCCCGGCTGTTGGACACCAGATCGGCATCAACCGCCACATACGGGTATTGCGCATCATCGGGCACATCGTCGTAAACAGGACAGGACAACACCCCATCCAGCATGCTGACGATGGCCTTTTGCAGGTCAAGACTGCTCATTGCACCGCCCCCGTTTCCGCCTCGATCACGCGATCAAGGGCGCGCGCCACATCCGGCGCATGACGGATATCAAACACCATCCCGCCCCACGAAAGCCGGTCACTAGCGGTCAAACCCGCCCAGATACCGGCATTTCGCGACGTAAACCGGTATCGCGACATCGCCCGCTTGGCATCGCCAACCGCACTTTCATCGCCGCTGATCTGCAAACATTCCGCCCATACCGTGCCGATATCGGCCCATGTTTCCGTCGCACCGCCATAGCCATCCGGCGTGCGCGTGACGCGCCGCACCGTGACCCGCTGATCAAATGCGCCGGAACCGGCATTTCGCATTTTACGCCGCATCAGAACACCTGCCGGAACGGGCTTAACAGCCAGTCCACCGTTTTGTTTTGATGGATTTCGAAATCAACCGATTGCGCCTCGCGATGCTCATACAGATCACCGATCAGAAGCAGCCCCGCATTGCGGATTGCCGCCGGCACATCATCAGCCGCATTGCCGTAGCCCGCCACAAAGGTCACCGTCACCGCATCGGGAACATCGCGGGTTGATGGCCATGTCTGACTGTATGCCGGCACAATGTGCGACGGATATTTTCCCCGGTTCACGACCTGGTAAAGGCCGCTATCCAGGGTGATTTCATCGCCGTCATCGTCGATATATTCAATCGCCGATACCGTTTGCAAGGGCGGCAACGGCAGACGGATGGCGCAGGATCGCTGCGGAAAACGCGGCAATTTCATTTGCCATGTCTGCGTGATCAGGGCGCGGCCCAAAATGCCGTCAATCCCGTCAAGATGGCTTTGAACCCCGTCGCGATAGATCGCAATCAGGTCCTTGTCTTCTGGCGCTGCCGGGCTACCCGAAACGGGAACGCGCAAATGTTCATACACCCGCGCATCTTCCATGAAATCCGTCGCGGGCGCGACGGTCTGCACCAAACTGTAATCCATCGCCGCCCCGATCAGATGAAAGACATAAAATTCTATCCCGCCAAATCCCATGGCTTAGGATCGCCGTGATAGGCAACAATCGCCGCGTGATCTGGCAAGCCCCTACGGCAATGCACCTTGTAACTGACAATTTCGCGCCCGAAGCGTGCCGGGGCCTCTTTTAGCGTGGCGGCGATAAATCCCTGATCGCCCCAGCAATCGCGATGACGACACCGCACCATTGCGCCGTGCGGATCCGCACAAAACGCGTCATAGACCTCGCAAGGCGCATCATCGCACCAGCCCATCACACCGGATGCCGGAAGATCGGGGCGGTAGAAATCCGACAGCATGGTAAATTCGCGCACCGACAGCGGCGCGATATCACCGACCACATCGGTATCAAGATCAAGATAGATCACCGGCCCGGCAAAAAGGCCGGGACGAAACAGCTCTATCTTGGCAAACCATCCCGGCCAATCATGCAAAAAATCGATACGATCACAATCAACCGCAACATCAGACAGGCATACAAACCGCGCCGCAGGCGTCGCCGCTTTCACCTGACCCTGCAGGCGCGATACATGCCAAGCCTGGTATTGCCCGCCGCTTCGCAAAACGCTGACAACGGTCAATCCCATGCGAAAACATAATCCTTGTTAAACCGCGCCACGCATCTTGCGCCCCATTCTTCCATCAGCCGGTTGGCAGCAAAAGGCGCAACGCCGTATCGCTGGCAAAGCCCGTTTTCCTCGATCATGACAACCGGCCGGTCGCGCAGGATCGTCCGCATTGCGCCCAGCAAGGCGAACCATTCGTAGCCTTCGACATCCAGCTTGATAAAATCGACATCGGCAATATCGAACTGGTCGAGCCGCACGATTTCAGTGCCATCACCCAATGCAACATGGGTTTGACCGGTATTTTCCGCGCCCGATTGCATCGAACAACGGCCGCGCAACGCGCCAAGAGCGGATTGGCAGACAATGGCGCGCGGGTCGATCTTCTGGCAAAGGTCAGTCGGCTCGAACGCATGGACCGTATCGAACCTGTCACACAAAACAGATGTAAAAATCCCGCGATGTGCCCCGCCATCAACCGCCGTGCGCCAGTTTTTCACGAATTTGATCGCACCTTGCAGATGCGTCATATCGTGATGATCCGGAAGGTCTTTCAGGGTCATGTCACCAACGCCCTTTCAAGCGGAACCCGGTCAAAACATTCAAGCCGGGTCTGCCGTGATGCATTGATCACCTGCACCCCGGCCCGGTCCAGATCGGGCAGCATGGTTTCGAAATTGGCCCGCCAGCGGGCAAAATCGCGATCCTGCGGGTTGTTCAGACCCGTCGGATGATCCCCAAACCAGTGACGGCGTCCGTCATCGGAAATGCCCATGTCATAGCCCAGCAGAATGAGGCGTTTGGCCCCAAACAGCACCGCCAGATTGATCGCCTGATAGCCGCCATTGGCCCCGCGATGGATCACCGGCGGATTTAACGATATTCCCGGTTCATCAACGCTTGGCACATGGTGAAGACCATGTATCAGGCTGGCTTGCCTGTCTTGGGTCCATTTTTCGCCGTCGAAGGCTTTGACGCCGTCGTGGTGGTCCCACCATTTTCCGTCGCAGGCGTAGAGAACGTCTGCGCCGCCGGTTCCGTCCGCTCCGCTGGCGAGGTGCCAGGCATTGTTGACGGCGATGATCCGGCATTCAGCAGATCGGGCGTATTCGATGTCTGATCGGTCAAGGCTGGGTCCGTTTGCGGCGATGCAGACTGTTTGTCCGCGCCAGCGTCCGGCCCATTCGACTTTTTTGTCGGTTTGCACCGCCCGGTTTCCTCGGCAATGTCGGCAACACGCTGCGGCACCTGCCCGTCACCAACCGCCGCGCCATCGGCCACGACTTCATAGATGCCAGGCTGCACATCGCGCGGATGCATTTCACCGTTAAAGCACGCCTTGAATGCACGGGTAATCTGTATTTTTGCGAGTTTTGCCATATTAAAACAGGGTGCCCGATTTAACGGACACCCCGCCTTTCACTTCAAATTACGTCAGATCGGCGATCAGTCCGAAGTCGGTGCCAGCGCCGGATCGCCCAGCACGGCAACGAATGCCATCGGCGTTGCACCAGGCGTGTTTGCCGCAGTAGCGACCACACGGACATAGCGTTTCGTACCAATATAGCCGACGCGATAAACCGTATCGTCCTCGGCGGCGTCATCAACCGTCAGGAACACACCGGTCGAGGAATTCGGCGCAGTAACCGGCGATTTGGCCGAACCGACCAGCACATCATTGGCGTCGGTTACATCGGTAAAATCGGATGACTGGCTGTCACTGTGCTGCAGCTTGAACGCCCAGGACGGCTGCGGCGAGTTGGCGATATTGGCGACCGCGCCAACGCTGATGATGAATTCAGACGACGAAAAACCGGCAAGATCAACGCCACTGGCGGGCGTTACGGTTGCGGTTGGTGCCCCGACATAGTGCGACACCGCCTTGATATTGGAATGAAGATCACGACGGATCATATCCATTCTCCTTTGATGAAAGATAAAAAGGCAATGACCGGCTGATCAACAGCCGGTCACGTGTCACAAATCAGGAAGCTGCGGCCTTCATCAGCTTGATCGCATCGAAGTTACGAACATCACCGCCAACGCCTTTGGTGATGTAGTAACCAACATACGGCTTGTTGGTGTACGGATCACGCAGCAGGCGGAAGCCCATGCGGTCGATCAGGAAATAACCGCGCCGGAAGTTGCCATAGGCGATCGGGAAGGAATCCGCGCCAAGATCCGGCATGTCTTCCATATTCACGATCGGATAACCGTGAATGTCGAATTCAAGCGAACCTTCGATCTGACTCATACCGATCAGGTAACGGCCTTCCGCGTCCTTCAGCTTGCGAACGGCGGCTTCGACCGTGCTGTTCATCGTCCAGACCGAACCGGCACGATAAGCCTGGTTAAGCGCATAGATAGTGTCGATAAAGCAATCGGCTTTATCGGCACCGCTTGACAGGGACGGGAACGCGCCCGCATCGCCGATGGGGATATATTGCAGTTTGCCCCATGGACGATCATTCTTGTCGCTGGTCGTGACGGCTGTGTCCTTGTAGGACATATAGCCCTTCGGCTTCATGACACCATCACCGGTCACACAACCAGCGTTTTCGACACGGATCATTTCATCTTCGGTATCTTCGATAACGAAGCTTTCGACATCCATGCTTGCATCGTCAAGCATCGACTGCGTGACTTCGGGATAGGCATACTGTTCGTGGGTTTCGATGCGCTGAATACCAACCTTTCCAGTGTCGGTATTGTTACGCTGCGTACGCTCACCAACCCAGCCACCAGACGTGCCCTTGCTCGACTTGTAAGGCGCTTCCCATGCCGACGTGCCAATGCGGATCACGCGGGCAATCTGGCGGATCGGCGAGGTTTCAAACAGGCGGCGCTCCATTTCGCTCGACATTTCAGTCGGCACCATGTACCCGCCATCACGGTCGGAACCCACCGAAAGGGCGGCACGGATATCAGGACCCAGCATGTCGGCATTAAGCCCGCCACGGACCAGATCACCAAAGGCAGAAACATAGTTCTGATAGGCTTCGATATCAGCCGGATCACCAACCTTTGCCTTTTTGCCCCGCGCACGGGTCATAAAGCTTGCGGCATGTCCCGCGACAACTGCCGCATTATCACCACCAAGACCACCAACCATGGAACGTGCCGCCTGCTTGGTCGCGGTATCCAGCGCGGCCTTAAGATCGGTAATTTCCTTGTTGATGTTGTCGACGGTATCGCTGTTAGCCTTGCCTTTCAAGGCCGCGTCATTTTCCGCCTGGAATTTGGCGAAGGTATCCTGCAGCTTGTTGACGATAGCCTTCGGATCGCTCACGTCCGGGTTCGGCGTCGGCTCCGGACCGTTGAAAGCGGTGATCTTCGCCGTTGGTTTACAAATCGCGTTCATCGCGCAATGCTCCGTTCAAGTTTATCGGAAAAGGCCGACAGTTCGGCCCAGAATTCTGCGTTTTCGGCGTCATCACCAGCATCCCGCTGGTCATCGGCTTGGTTTCCGCGTGCGGCCATTGCCTTGGCCTGCGCACGGGAATGCCCGGCATCCCGCAGGGCACGTTCGGTATCGCGAATGGTCGGACCGGCTGCCTGCGCGGCAAATCCGCGCAACCCGTCCGGCACTTTCGCAAAACAGGAAAGATCGAATTTGGCTTTCGCTTCCTCGGCCTTGCCAACCACATCAGCAAAGCCGTTTTCACGGGCATCTGCCGCCGAAAGCCAGGTTTCATCGTCCATCATTTCGACGATTTCAGCACGATCCATGCCGGTGCGCGCTGCATATGTGTCGGCAAGCGCACCGTCGATCTGTTCCAGAACCGCTGCAACATCGGAAATCGCGTTGCGATCCCCGACGGCCAGCGTCCATGCATTGTGGATCATGAAGAATGCGTTATCGGCGATGGTGATCTTGTCACCTGCCATCGCGATCAGGGATGCCGCAGATGCTGCAAAACCCGTTACCTCGACCTCGACCCGCGCCTTATGCGCGACCAGATCGTTGAACATCGCAATGCCGTCGAAAACATCCCCGCCCGGCGAATTGATCCGAATCCGGATCGTGCCGCCGGTCACATTCCGAAGCTGCTGGCGGAAATCCTTGGCCGAAACGCCCCAAAAACCGATTTCGTCATAAAGATCGATTTCGGTGACATCCCCGGCGTTCTGCACGTCGAACACCCGGCCACTTGCCCGGTTAAAAAACGGGCGAGCGGTCGATTGTGTCAACCCGTCCGGCATTGCGATGGGCGCAGGCCCGTTAAAGAACCGCTGGCCGTTATTCAGTCGCCGCATTGTTCGCCTCCGCCTTACGGTTCATGCCTTTGAACGTGCCATCATCAGGCTGCATGTTGCTTTCGATAATGTAACCGTCACCACCCGCATCATCGCGGTTGTTCATTTCTTCCAATCCGCGCCACTCGTTCGGGTTGATCACGCCGTTGCGGCGCTGAATTGCCAGACCTTCCTGCCGTGACTTGAAATCACCACGCAGCAATGCATTGGTGTTGAACTTGCAGTAAAGGTCAGGATCGCCCATAAGATCGCGCTGTGCGGCCTGTTCCCACGCCACCAGGTGCGGCATCAGACTGGAATTCACATATTCCAGCGATTGATGTTCGATGTTGCTGAATGTTGCCCGGTCCAGATCGCCGATCTTGTGCGGCGGAACGCCAAAAATGCCGCAAATTTCGGTGCGGTTGAATTTACGGCTATCAAGATACTGCGCATCTTCCATAGTCAGGCTCATGGGGTTGTATTTCACCCCCTGATCCAGAACAGCAATCCGCCCGGTATTTTCGACGCCGCTATAAAGCGTTTCAAAGTCGGATCGCATCGCTTTTTTGTCTTCGGGTCCGATTTTGCCACCGGCTTCCAGCGTGCCGCTTGGCCGCGCCCCATTAGCAAAAAACCGGCTGCCATGTTCTCGGAGCGCAAGCCCATCGCCGATGGTTTCACGGTAATGCGCCACCGTATTAAGCCCGGTAACACCATCATCCGACGGCCCGCGCAGGTGAAACACCTCTTTTTGCTCAAGGACAACGCGCCGTCCGTCCTTGCGGGTATATTCGTAGGTGATCGCAAGGGTGCGATCATCCTGCTTTGGCACCACCCGATCAGGATGCAGGGGAATAAGCTCCTGTATCCGGCTGCCAAATCCACGGACAATAAGAGCATAACCATTGCCGCGAAGCAGCTTCGCACGCTGCTGAAACTGCTTGAACTCGAACGCGGTCTGCCATTCGTTCGCGCGCACCTTCAACAGGCTGTAAAGCGGATCATCCTTTGCCGCTTCACGGCGATCCCCCGTTTTCCGATACACAACAAGCGGTAGCGCCGCAATATCATCCTGAAGAACACGAACACACGAACCGACAGCAGCGAGTCGCGCCGCCGTGGTGTTATTGACCACCACACCGGATGACGAACGGGAATCGCCGACCAGTTCCCGAATGGCTTTTTCAAGCTCCATCGGGTCGGTAATGCGGTTTTCATTGCGGGGACGACCGCCAAGCCCGGTCAGTTGTCCAAGCTTACTAAACAGGCCCATCGGCTGCCCCCGTCAACCGAACATGCTGCCCGGCTCATATGAAATAACGTTGCTGTCTTCTTCTGCCGAAATCATCCGGCCCAGCGCCATCAGCATCGCGACCACGCCATCGATCTTGCGCATGTCCTTGCGGGTATCTGGCTTGATCGGGCGCATATTACCGCTGTCATCCATCTTGACGGCGGTGTTGGCGATCATCCAGTCCATGACAGGATTGCCGTCATGCGCAATAGAACCCTCAAGTACCAGCCGTTCCAACTCGCGGCACGGTGCCGCCATGCTGAAATAACCCTGCCCGAAGGCAACACACAGCACGCCACGTTCCTCAAGATGCTGGATCAACTGACCGGCGAAATACCGGTCATAATCTACTTCCATCACCTCGAATTCGTTGATCAGGCCGGTATTGCCTGCATCATCCCCGATAATGAAATGCTCTATGGCGGTATAGTTCGTCGCCGTGCCTTCGGTCTGAAAAATCAAACCGTCGCGCAGCCAGACATCGTATGGCACCGCCTGATCTACCCGGCGTTTCTCAATCGTGCCGAACGGCACCCAGAAAAACGGCATGATCTTGACCGGTTCACCGGAATCAACAGGCGGAAACACCAGAACAAGGGCCGTAATGTCGCTAACCGCGCCGAAATCAAGCCCGATATAGCACCGACGCCCCCGCATTGATGCGCGGTCATAGACCGTTTCGCAGGCGCGCCATTTCTCGATATCGAGCCAGATTTCTGCCGTCTGGCTCCATACATTCAGATAAAGCCGCATTTTTGACGCCAAGGCAGACGGGTTATCTTCCGCCTCCTTGAATTCGGCTTTAAGGCCATCGGCAAACACCGAAATCCCATAATTCGGGTTGGCTTTTTTCCAGCTTAGTTCGTCAAACGGGTCATCGCCAGGATCGATCGAACAGATAAAGCCGAACCAGCCATCGTTTTCGAACAGCCCTTTCAGGACATTGACCGTGTAATCATGATGTTCGCGGCAGATCGAATGCGGATCCGCACCAGCCGTGGTGATTTCCACTGTTAATGGCTGTTCGCGGGCACCCGTCCCGGTACGCAGAACGTCAATCAGCAACCGGTTGGGATGCGCATGCACCTCATCAATGATGTTGCAATGGCTGTTAAGACCATCCAGACGCTTTCCGTCCGCCGAAATATACTTGAACACCGAAAATGATTTCGGATGCTCCATGTGATGCGCCCGTTCCCGTACGCGCTTGCGCAAAACCGGGCTGGTGCGCGCCATTTTGGCCGCTTCATCAAAAACAATCTTCGCCTGGTCGGCCTTGGTGGCGGCGGCATAGACCTGTGCGCCCGGCTCACCATCGGCGACCATCATGTAAAGCCCGATTGGCGACAGGAACGTCGACTTGCCGTTTTTTCGCGGCACCTCGATATATGCCATGCGAAACCGGCGCTTTTGGGTCGATTCCCACAGCCAGCCAAACATTACGGCTGTGCAAAACGCCTGCCAGTTTGCCAGTTCAAAGACCTGACCGCCCCATTTGCCCGTGGAATGCCGCAGATATCCGAAAAACCGGATCGCATGATCGGCACGCGGGATCGAGAAATAAAGCCCGCGCTTCGGACCATAGACCAGATCGTCAAGCTGGCGCTGGCATGCCGCGATGCGCAGCTTGCAGGCCGGTATTTTTCCCTCGACAACATCCAGCGCATAGATCGTGCTGACATGGCCCAGCACCGCTTCGGGCACCTTCTTTGCCAGCACGGCACGGGTAACCTTGCGGGCTTTGCGTTTACGTGACCCGGTTGCTTGCGAAGTCGTCGAAGTCATCGAACAAATCACCCTGCCCTACGGCACTGTTCAACGCCCGCGCGGCACTCGGCGTCATGCCGAATTCGGCAAAAAGACGCAGTGCGGTGCGCCGGGTTTCGTTGAACTGCGCGACCTCCGGCCGTGATTTCATCTGCGTTCCATTCCGGCCCGTGACCTCGTAGGTCTCGCCAACAGGCTGCGTGACGACTTTGTCGCCGAGTTCTATGCGCTCATGGCTTTTGAAGAATGTCCTATATTCCGCCATCTTCGCCAGGCAGTGGCACAACTCGACCACCGACCATACAAACAACGGGTCAAGCCGGTTCTTCTCCGCCAGCGCGACCGCCACATCATCCCAGAATGCCGCCACATCGGCTGGCATTCCGGACGGTTTCAGCGACGCCGCCAAATCCACGGCCTCACGCTTGCGCGCTTCCGGCCCCAGATCGCGACCATCCTTGGTCAGCGGGATAACGTTGCTTTTGTCCGTCGGCTTTCGTCCGCGTGCCATGTCATCACCTCATCAATGGAAATCACCCTGTTCCCAAGGCTGCCCGGCTCAATGACCAAGGGCTTTTCCTGATGGGTTTTTCCTTTTCAATTTCCCACGCACAAACACGTGACCACCCAATCGGTCGTGGGTGGTTGGGGGCTAGGGATTTGACCCTCCCCCACCCTGGGCGACGCTGCGCCCGAAAGCGCCATCCTCGGTCGCCGTCTTGACATCATGGTGATGCTTGCAAAGCGGCTGCCAGTTCGACCGCCGCCAGAACAGCTTCTGATCACCCTTGTGCGGCACGATATGGTCAACGACCGATGCCGCCGTCACCATGCCATCCGCCTCGCAGCGACAGCACAGTGGATGTTCTTTCAGGAATGCTTCACGCGCCTTGCGCCATTTCGAAGTGTATCCCCGATCATTGGATGACCCGCGCCGCTGATCATCGCGCTTGCGATGTTCCTGCTTATGCGCGGCGCAGTATCGCTCCCCCGGTTGCGCCAGCCGACCACACCGGGCCAAGGCACAGGGCTTGGTCGGTAGTGCAGGCATGGACACCTCGCAAAAGACTGCGGCGGCGTCCCGAAGGATCACCGCCGCCAAGTCTGAGACATTCAGGGAGAAAACATCCAATGTGCATAGGCCATCATCAACCGGATACACTGGGAGACATCAACCACCAAAGACAAAACGCCCGCTGGATTTCTCCGGCGGGCGCTTCTATGGCGGTCTGAAAAGTCAATACAGCATCAGCCGCATTTGTCAAACATCTTTTTTCGACTGTTCCACGGAAGTCGCGCAATTGCGGGCAATTCAATGACAATGCCCAGCCTTGTGCTTTGCCCCAACCTCGTGGCAAGCAGGCTGAGCATGTCCCAGATCATGATATATTCCAGCCGCGATTCTTCGACCTCGCGCCGCGTCGCTGCCGAATGCACCCGAACCCCGCCCGGATACCAGAACGGCATATCACCCGACCGCGCCGCGTTGACCATATCGCGCACCGGCTCGACCCGGCAGGCCGCCATATAGCCCGCCATCCGCCCCGGCAGATCATTGCCGATCATCCCGGCCAACGCCCCATTGCGCCATTCATGATCCAGCATCAGCACATTCATCCAGATCAGTTCGGCATCCGCATCAAGATCCGCCCCGCGAATAATCCCGCCGCCATCGATCCGCGCACGCAACTCACCGATCCGGGCCATCGCACCCGTGACCGAACCACCGGGCGACAGCATCCGCGTTTCGTCATTGGCGGCAAAAGCCTTGTCCGCCTTCTGGTCGCGCACCACCCATTGCAGGGCCGACCAGACATCCATTACATCGCGCTTTGCCATTTCTCTGCCTCCACCCATTTCCCATACCTGTCAGACCATCTTTTCAATGTGCCAGGCGACGTTGACGTGTCTAACCATGCCTGCCCATCTTCGACAAAGCGCGGAGTTACTCCGCTCAATACCGATTCCGGGGTAAGTTTTTTGCCGACCGCTTCATCCTGTTTTGCCATGTGTAACGCTCCGATTTTAGGCGTTACATTTTTTGTTACGCCTAAGTTATTGATATATATATCTTGTAACAATGTAACAGGTGTAACAGTGATTATATACGTATGCGCACGCGCGCACACATGGAGGCTTATAACGGTGTTACATGCGTTACATTGTTACAGGTATTGTTTTTCAAGGGGTTATCCGTAACAAAAAATGTAACACCAATCCGGTACAGCGTTACATTCCACCATTCAGACCCTGCCACAGCATGAACAATTGCGAAGCACCGCTTAATCACAGGGGTGCGGGGTGGTGGTGTTGGATTACGGATCACCATCCTGACCGCCCCCCTTGAGAATGTCCAGCGGGATTTTGACGAAACGTGAAATACCCCCGCCAAATCGCCCGGACTTATCCCCGTTGATCGCGCCGGGTATGCGCGATAGCGCCTGCCGGTGCACCCCACCCTGCCAGCGTGTATCACGGAACAGCTTGGCAAGGGCCGTGTGCTTGTTCGCCACCAGAAGCCACTTGAATTCACCGGGCGCGTTGTCATTGTCCTTGGCAAGCCGCAGTCCATAGGCCGGCAGTATCCTTTCGGCCATGCGCTTGCCATCATCGTATTCGTGGACAGCGCCATTCATGCTGGCAAGAATATCCTCGATCATCTGCCCGACCGTCGGTCGATCCCCGCCGCGCCAGGTATCCACCTGACAGGACATCAGATGGTTCAGGCATTCATCTGATTCGCTGTCATTGACCTCCGGCGTATCAAGCCCCCATTCCGAAAGCTGATCGGCGGCAACCGCCGGGTCGATCACTTCATCATGCAAAAGCGTCTCGACCGCCGCCAGAACCGGCGCAAACTTGTCCGTCATGCGCCGGGAATAGGACGACGCACCCAGAACCCCGCGATAGACCAGCATGTTCGACAGAAACCGGGAATAGCCCAAAATCATGCGTGACCAGATGCGCGGGCCAAGGTCACGAATGGCGGCTTCCCGCGCCTCGAATTCCGCGATCTGCTGCGCATTTGGCGTCAGGCGGGTCATTTCGACAAAGTGAATGCGGGTCTGATCCTGCGGTTTGGGTTCGGGATGCAGGATCGATCCGAAGACAAACTGCGCGGTGATGCGCTGCAAAATCGCTTTCTGATCGGCACTGGCACGGCCAACGCCTGCCTGATCGGATGAAAAGCCAAGCCTTGCCAGTTCCATTGCCGCCGCTGCGCGTGGCCCCGGCTCCATTTCATCAAGGAAGATCGGCCTTGCCGCGCCCTTGAGTGCGGCGCGCGCCCACGCTGCCGATGCATCCGATGACCGCAATGTGTAATCAAGCCCGCCAATCGGCTGCGTCAGAAGCTTCAACAACTCCGTCTTGCCCATGCCCGCATCACCCGTAAGCCACAGCGTCGGACGACGATCCAGCGCCCCGCAAACACAGATCAGGCCCATGATGCCAAGGCAGATTTGCGCCCCCGAAGGCTCAAGGAAGTTCCAGCTTTTGATATGGTCATAGACCATCTTCATCTGGGCGGTATTGGCCGGTTCGAACATCGCCGGGCGCAACTGCGCGGGCAAGGGCGGCTGTGCCGGATAGACCCAGCCATCGTCAAGGGCCGCACCCGCATCAATCGATTTCGCCCCACTTGACAGCATCAGCTTGTCACCGCAATGCACGATCAAACCGCCGCGCACGTCTTTCCACACGCCAAGCCCGCGCACCTTGTCCGGGCTGAAAATCCCCTTTTTGGCGCATTCCATGATCAGCCATTCACCGGTGCGCGGATAATCCGGCCCGACATAGTCACCATCCTTGTTAAACTTCGGAAAGGCCCGCCCGGCCCATTTGGCCTTTTGCTCCATAAGCGCGGTGATTTCCTGCCGGTTGCCAAGGCTTTTCGCCACCAGATCGCGCAATTGCCCGGATGGCGTGACAAAATAAAACCGCCCGTCATTATGGCCCAGGCACTGCACCGGGCACGGCCCGGCATCGGCCAGCATCGATGCATTATCCGTATCCGGGTCGATAAACGGCGTATCGGCATCGGTATCGTCAATCGGGTCGAATGCGTCATTTTCGTTGGCGGCATCAAGCTTCTTTTTCATGCATTTCACCCCTGATCACGTCATTCCAGTCTTTTCCGGCAGGCGGGAAAATCACCCGCGACCGGTATCCGATATTTGAAAATTTGCGCCGTGCGCGCTCGAACAGGCACCGGGCGGCAACCGGATCCTTGCTGTCATTATCGGCCAGAACCGATATGTCGCGCACTTCCTCCGCCTCCCGCCATGCCAGCATTTCATCACCCCATGGCGGGCGATATCCCGGCTGCGACATCATCGGCTCTTTCGATGGATAGCGCCGCTTTGGCACGTCGCGCCGCGGCTTGCCCTCGCCCAGCCCGTGACCGGCAAGATTGTCAAGACTGTAGGCCGCAACAAACCCCCAATCAGGCCGCCGGATCATCCATGTCAGGGCATTTTCAATGCCCTCCGCCACCCCCATATGTGCCCGCAATGGGGTCAGGTAAATGCCGCACCCGCTGATATGCCCGATGGCGGTGCGCACCTTTTTGGATGGCAACACCTCGCCCGTATCCGGGCAGATAACCTCCGCCTTGCCGCTGCCATCCGCGCGCAAATAGGTCATATGCAGCCCGGCAAAGCTGCGATCAGGCATCAGCATCACCGCCACCATCACCGGGAAATGACCGATGATCTTGCCGTCATGCCAGTACGGATAATCATTCAGGCACCCGATTGTCGGGATTTCCACCCCCGGCCAGCATTTGCGCGACCGCAGATAGGTTTCGACGGCACTGCCCCCCATCGGGGTGCGGGCGGCAAAGATATTGCGCAATTTCACCGCATCGCTTTGCTTGGCCCTGGCCTGTTCCCGGTCACGGTGTTCCGCCTGTTCGCGCGATTGCCGGGCCAACCTTTCGCGGGCAATCGGGTCATCGATCCCGGCATCGGCCGCCAGAATCCGGATCGCCTCGACCGGCTTGATATTGCGGATTTCGGCATAAAACCCGATCAGATCACCCGACCAGCCACACCCGAAACAATGGATAATCCCCTTGCGGTCATTGACCGTAAAGCTGCCCGATTTTTCGGTATGGAACGGGCACAAACCGACCCGCTCCACCCCATGACGTTTCAGCTTGACAAACGGCTCCACCACCTCGGACGGCCGATACCGCGCCTTGATCGCATCGGCCATATCCGAAAGGGTGTGTTTGATATCATTTGCCATGCCGCGCCCACCAATGACGCCACATTTCAACAATCTGCATCCACCCAAGCATTAACGATATGCGGATCGACCAAAACAGGACGATCAGAAGCGGAACCGCCAAGGCAAACAAGATGATGTCTGGCATCACATCCGCTCCGATGCTTCGCGTCCGGTCAGGGCACAGATATACAGAAGACCAATCGACGCAACGACCGGCCGCAAATCGCCCGAAATCAGGCCCGCCCAGAACAGCATTATTCCCATAATGCCACCCATGAAACAGAAGCCGAAAACGACGAACCAGAAAGCCTCAATTAGGCGCTTTGCCATCACGCACCCCCAAACAACGCTTCAATGAAGGGCGCGGCATGGACCACGCGAATGCGTGCCCGTGCCGCCAGACAAAGCGCGCTGCAATCCCCGCTGATGAAAAGTCCATCGCCGTCAAGCCATTCCTGCGCCTTTTCATCCTCGCCCGCCATCGCCAGCAAGGTGCCGATCTGCGGATGATTGAAAAGCGCGCGTTCGGTGTCGCTATGCGTCTCGCAATAGCTGATAAACACCGATGCCGTTTCGAACCCGATGGACTGCGCCATCATGTCGAAATCTGCCTGATCAAGATTTGCCATCACGCACCCCCTTTCACAACCTTGGCTGTTGACCATTCAACCGTATAGGTCGTTACGACCTTCATCGGCAGATCGCAATGCGGGCAATTGGTTTCGTATTCATCGCCTTCACCCCGATAATCTTCCATTTCCGGGTGACTTTCCTTGCCGCAATTCGGGCATTTCAGGCAATCGCGCCACTCGCTATCGTCATGGTCGTCGCTGTCATAACCGGCAATAAGTTCCGCCTTGTTTTTCAGGTCGCACGGCTCGCACAGGAACCCGCCATGCGTGCCCCATGGGATTTCCGCAAGCTGGCTGCGCGGCGTGCCGCATTGATCACAAACATCGTGCTTTTCGCATCGGTGAGAAAAGATACCGGGCGGTGTGTCATCGCATACCCAGCACTCTGATTTTTTGGCAGTATCAACCACGATAATCACCCTCCCAAACAACGCGCCCGATGACGACCCCGACGGGGATCAGCCATTTGACGCCGGAATCATAAATCTTGCAGCGGTCAAACCATGTCTTGATCGGCGGATCGCCAAGGATGGTCACAACCTGCGGGCCTTCGCCATCCTCGACCCGGATCACGACCGCACGTTCACCGCGCCGGGGCTCGGCATCGCGTGTGTCGACAATCACCTGCCGCCCCTCGATCACAAACAATGCCTGCCCCTCGGTCAGGCGCGGCATTTCGCCCCGTGCCGATGGCAGGGCGGGCGGCGCGGCATGTGCAGACGGCAGATGCGGCGTGATCGATGCCATGACCTGCCGCGTGACCTCCGCCACGATCCGGCGGCGCTGATCGGCGTCATCCACCTTCGCACCGGGTGCGGGCGCAAGCCCTTCCAGCACATCCAGAACCCAGCGCCGGAAATCCTTCGCCCGTGGCGTCTTGGCCAGCATGGCAATCAATTGCGCCCCGCGCGGGCTGTAAATTCGGTGATTGGTCGGGGCGATATGTCCCCTCCCGGTCAATTTGACCGTGAGGGACATGGCATCGGTAAATTCGTCTTTATGGCGACGGTAAAGCTTGCCGATTTCATCGGCAGAGGCATACCCCAAAGCCCGCGCAATGTCGGGGCCGGTCAGCCACGGCACCCCGTCACGGTCGATAATTGAAAGTTCGGTATTCTGGAAAGTCAGTGTCGCGGGCAGATCGCGCGCGGAATCATGCTTGGTCATGTCAAAGCCCTCTGGTCGGCGTTTCACAACACCACCAACGAGGCTTTTCAGGACCGCGCTGGTGGCGGGAGGCTGAAAACCTGTCCAGAGGCAGGCGCGGATACTTTCCCCTTTCGGGTCTTGTATGGCACCGCCCTCCCGCCCTAAGCGAGAAGCTGCGCCCGGAATCCGGGCACAAAAATAGCCGTAACTGACGTGACGGCTAACCGTCTGGAACAGGGAGATTTCAGGCCCCCACAACGGATTTTTCCCGTTGATGGGCGTTACCTTACGCCCCCTGCCCGCGACAGTCAATATTGATGGCTGGGTCATGCCGCACCCGCCAAAGGGTCGCTGACCGTTACATTGGAAAACAACCGCGCATCACCTTCTATCCGCTTGCGGGCAATTTCGGCATATTCCGGGTTCAGTTCGATCATGATGGCATTGCGTTTGAGACGGTCCGCCACAAGGCCGGTGGTGCCTGCCCCGCCAAACGGGTCCAGCACAGTGCCCCCTTCGGGGCATCCGGCAAGGATGCAGGGCTCGATCAGGGCCGGTGGATAGGTCGCGAAATGCGCCTCTTTGAACCCCTGCGTTGCCACGGTCCACACACTGCGTTTGTTGCGCTTGGCGATATCCCACTGCCCGTCATCACGATCCGGGCGATGGGTGCCCATATTCTGCCCGACATGGGAAACACCGCGCTTTGAGCCTTCGCGCTTGAAACTGTCACGAGATCCGCGCGGCTGCACATTGCCCGACACATTGCGCTTTCCACCATTGGTATTGTCAAAGGTTGCGCCGCCAACATAGGCACCACCCCGGAAACTGGCGGCGTTACCCTTGCCGGTCAGGTTTGCGTCATCCTTGATCGCCTCGTGATCAAAGTGATATCGATCCTGCTTGGTCAGCAGAAAGATATATTCATGCGACTTTGTGCAGCGATCCGTTACCGATTCCGGCATCGGGTTCGGCTTTGACCAGATGATGTCCTGGCGCAGATACCAGCCATCATCCTGCAGGGCTAAAGCGAGACGCCAAGGGATACCCATCAGGTCCTTTGGCTTGAAATTTTCGGCGTCGCGCTTGACGCCACGGACCGACAATGACCCCGAGTTGGATTTTTGCTTGATATGCGGCGAATGGCCCGGACTTCCACCCCTGCCGCCGCCAGCGTAACTATCGCCGATATTGATCCAGACGGTGCCGTCATCTCGCAAAACGCGGCGGACATCGCGGAATACCTCGACCATCGCGGCAAGGAATTCTGCCGGCGTCGCTTCCAGACCGATCTGCCCGTCACAGCCATAATCACGCAGACCGAAATAAGGCGGGCTGGTGACACAGGTATGCACCGACTGATCAGGCAGTTCCGCCAGCAGGGCGCGACAATCACCAATCAGGATTTCAACCGTCATCACCAACCCCCGACCCTGCGCAGCAACAGGATACGAACCCCTGTTGACCGGACCGTCACCGTGGCGACATGCGCGAAATCGGGACGGCCGGAGAAATCCAGCAGCGGACCGAACAGGACCGGCATCAGGATGCAGCCGCCAAAATCACCGGGCAGATGCAGCACACGCGGGCTATAGGCAATCGGATATCTGGACATCACACCCTCACCGCCCGGTCATGGGCTTCATTGAGTTTACCAGTATAAGCGCGCAGATCCGGCATCGTGCAGGCGGTTTCGCCCGGCCTGAATTCTGCCGTATCGACCGCGCAAAGCGGGCAGCACAGAACGCTGTAGCCCTGCGTGGAAACATGCATGACCCGCGCCATGTCATGTTCCGCACAGTGATAGGGATTGGCGGTCTTAACGGGGATCGGCATCGCATCCATCCTCGTCAATCGGGCGCGACAGCGGCGCACAGACCGCAATCACGCACCACAGACCCGCCAGCGCCAAAAGGGCAAATGCGCGTTTCATTGGACCCACCCGAACGTAAAAGCCAGAAGGAACAGAACCGACAGCACCACAGCGATATTGCCAAGGCGCTCAAACCGGGCGCGCCAACGGCGGCGGGCAAAGCGGGCATGATCATATTTCATTTGCCCCGTCCCCTGCCTTGGCCGCCAGACGGTCCAGCCGCTCGATCTCTGCCACGATCAGCGCACCAGCCTTGACAAGATCGCGGCGGCGGTTGGTGGGTTTGAACCATTCCGGTGACCATGGCCAGTCGAAAGGCGGAAGGAAACTGGCGCCCTGTGAACGCGCCACTTCGGGACTAACCGCATCGGCGGCACAGAACGCGTAAACAGAAGCAGCCCGCGCCAATTCACCCATTTTATGGGTATCATCATGCTCAGGCGTCCACCCTTCGCCACTGATCTGGCGCTGGCGTTCTGCGGCGATTTCTTCAAGTGCTTGATTGCTCATGATTTTAATCCTTCCTGTTCGGCAAGCCATTGCTTGGCCAGTTCGTTGTCAAGCGCGGCGGCGTGATCGTCCCCGTCATACGGGGCGACGACCGCAAAGCAGATGATATCGATCAGACGTTCGAAATCATGCGCGACGATATCTCGATTGCAGCGTTGCGCCATTTCGACAGCCGCCTCATATGACGGCATCGCCATCACATCATCGGGGCCGATCACATGGACGCACCATTTGATCTGATTGGCCTTGGCGCTGATGCGCTCAGTCCATTTTTCGGGGATGGCAGGCACCGACTCACTGGTGTTGTGCTGCATATATTTTGCAAGCTGTTCGCGCTTGCTTGCATTACCAACATCAACATCCGTAATACGGATCATCCCGGCTTCGAGCAGCTTACTGACCATGCACTTGAAATCACCGATTTCGTGCGCCAGCCGCTGTGCATTGTCGAACGGCTGGCCCGGCTGCGTTTCATCCAGACCAAACCGCAACGCCTTGGAAGCCCGCTGCGCAACCTCGCAGCATTCCTCCATCAGGATCACCAGCAATTCACGCTGGTAATTAGTCAAAGGCGCGCCAGGGGATATGAACTGATCAGGCTTTGCCATCACGCAACCCTCAATTTCTGCCCGTCGGGCAGGGGGACAAAGGCACCGGCGACCGGCGTGCGCGGGTTGGCAACCCGGTAATCGGTCAGGATCGGGCTTTTGCCCTCGGCATCGAACCAGGCGGAACGCTTGCGCCCCCGTTCCGACCACACCACCAGCCAGCCATGTTCACCGCGCAGATCGACCGCGCTGCCCGCTTCCAGCACCATCATCGCATCATGATGGCTGGCCCCGGAAATGCCGGTCTGCCCCGGTTCATACAGAACGATGATGTCCCTGTGATAAGCGACGCGCTCGTAAGTCCGGCGCACCGCGAAGCCCGCAACCGTCAGGTCATAGACGATGGCATTGACGATATCGGCGGGCCGGCGGTTTTCGTTGGCGACCTCGCCAAGTGTGACCGCCATGATTTCGGCGAATGTTTCAGCACGCCCCATCACACACCCCCGACCGTATCAAACGATGAGCGGGTGCGGCGGTTGTCATTTGCCGCCTGGCAATGCTCCGCCAGCGAGAATTTGGCACCGGGATAAGGCAGCCGCAAATCATGCAACTCCGCCTTTTCCAGCACCGCATTGGCAAGATCAACCATCGCGGGCACGGATATCACCGCGCCGGAAACCCGGCAGGCATGACGGTCATTGAGATATTCCGCCCGCCGGTCGATTGCGGTGCGCAGCACATTCAATGCCTTTTCGTGCGGCGGCTGGGCGGAATGCCTGCTTGCCGCAATCCGCAACAGCCCGATCAGGTCAAGCGGGCTGGTCACCGGACGCGGTGCGGATCCGCGCGCGGCGGCTGATTCGATATCGGTCACGGGATTTGTCATGTCGTCACCCTCGCATGAACAGAAATGGATCGAAGACCGGACAGCACACCAAGCGGACAACAAGGTTTTGACACATCAAACGCCGCCCGGCCTTCTATTGCCGCAAGCCCCACCCGGAACCGGGTAAGGGGCTTTTGGCTGTAAAAGTGTTCCGGACTGCTACACGATGGCCTCCTTTGGCTGGGGTACTTGTGCTTTCAAAATAATGCCCGACTTACTGGCACCCTCTTGGCCTGCAGGCTTTCACCCCAAAACCCCGACCCTGCCGTCAGGCGCGGGTAACGGGGTTGGGTCCGGTCGCGAGTGCGGAGAGCTTGGAGGCGGCACTCCACCGGATGACGGGGTTATTTCTGCATCAGGGTACTGTCCGCCTGATCCCTGTCGGGTCCTGTTGATGGCACTACCAAACCACCAACGCCCCACCCGCCGGGCCTTACAAAAGTGTCGTTTCCGCCTGATTATCGTTGCGGCAATTCACCACCCGCGAACCAGGGGCGGGCAGGAACAGATCAAGGTTATCCATCGAAGGTTTCGCCAGCAGATCATGCAGGGTTTCCGCACGCGTCCAGTCCCGATCCCAGCCGAACCACGCGCATTCCATCGTCGGGCGCCCCAGCCCAAGGAAATCGGGCCGCCAGGTCAGTTCAAGCTTCCATTTCGGGCGATGACGGCGATACAGCCCCTGCCGGTTTTCCGCGTGCCAGTATGTCGATTTCAGCAAAAGCCACATTTCCCCGACATGCATGCGCATCGCATGTTCGATGAACTGCGCGGGATGGTTCGCGTCATAGGCCGGATTGGTGATGATGATCGATCCGCGCGGCCGCATGACCGACAGGAAATTGACCCCTCCCGTGCCATAACCCCGATCAATCAGATCCGTCCCGATCACCTTGCAGCCATGGCTTTCCATCACCCGCGCCGGAACGCCATCACCGCATTCCGGGTCCCAGATGCGTTTGCCCTTAAGGTGCGGCATCCGGCGAAACAGCGCCTCGAATACTTCGGGCGGCGTCGGATAGAAATCATCCTGCTGGCGCAACCGGTCGCCCGTGATCCCCGTCCGTCCACCAACCATCGCCGCACCAAGGGATGTCATGCCTCAATCCCCCGATAATCCGGCAGCCACTGAAACAGGCCGCATTGCTTGACCCGCGCGATCACCTTGCCCAGCATCTTGTGGGCCGATGGCTCGACCGCATCGCATTCATCGCCATGCAACCGGTCAAGATGGGCGGCGATATCGGCCAGAACGCGGGCGAAATCCGTGGTGAACATCGGCTGGTCGGCATGGGTATCGACCCATTTGACCAGCAGCAGAAACACCATCATAACCTTGATCGATTGCCAGCCGCCCGCATTCCTGTCGAACATCGGTTCAAGGGCGGCCATGACCGCATTGTTGGCTTCGCGCTTGAAGTCCGACCACTGACCGGGCAGCATCAGATCGGCCCAAAGATCAAGATCGCGCTTCATCGCATCGATCACCGCGCGATTATCCGCATCGTCCTGGTCATAGGAACAATAGATCGACCACACCAGCCACGGGAAAAACGCCTTTTCGGCGCAATCCATGACATTGATGCGCTGCGGCCGCTTGGCCTCCACCACCACCGGCAGGTCACGCCGACGGCCGCCAAAACCGATCTGTTGCGATATCCCCGGCAACGCCTTGGTCGCGCGCGGCAGCGCATCATTGGCCGGAACCGGCACATGCGGCACATGCGCCAGGGGAAGGACGGGTTTCTTGATGGCGGTCATGGCTTTGCCCTTTCCGCCCGCTTGATGGCCTGCACCAGTCGAATGCTGGGCGCGCCATCCGGGTTGGCCTTGGCATTGCGGGCCGCCGCCGACGGCGACATGCTGTAAAGCGCCTGAAACAGCCCGTCCGGCGTCATGCCGCACATCGCCTCTTTCGGGGCCTTGCCATATACATCCAGAAGGAAAGCCCGCGCGGCATCGACCAGTTCTGTCTGCGGATCGGTTTTGACGCGCTGGCTCATGACCGGTCCTCCGCTTTGGCGATGGCGGCACGTGCCACCCTTATCGCCGCATAGAGCAGCCCTCGGATTGCCGGGTCACTGGCGCCGATCAAATCTGCTTCATCGGCAGCACCGATTGCTTTAAACGCATCCAGCAATTCATCCCGCTGTGCGCGTAGCTGACTTGGCGTAAGACCGGTTTCATTGGCGACATTGAAGGCTTCTGCGATCAGATACAGATTTTCAGTTGCTTCAAGCGCCGGCATCCATGCCTGCTTTGATATCTTGCAAATGATCTTTGGATGCCCGCCGCCGACATAGTTATCGTTTGATTTGTGACCGGATGAGTCACGGAAATTTGTAATTACTTTGGTCAGGCATGCGCCTACCTGGACGGGTGCCTTGGTAAAGTTCCCGTTGCTCATGCCGCACCCCCGGCCCGCTTGGATCGCGACGCAGGGAATGCGTGAACATTGCTGATGACCGCGACGGCATTCTGCAGGGTTTCCAGCAAGTGGATCATCGCCTCAAGGTCCTGTTTGGCCTCGCGATGGTCAAGGATGCCATCGGCCATATGCTGCGAATGTTGTGCAAGAACCTCCGCGGCATGCGCCATCGCCTGATGAATGGTGACAGCACCGGGCGAAAGCTTTTCCGCCTTGCCAAGCCCGGCCAGCGCAAGGATTTCATTGGAAAACGTGGCGGGCAGAAAATTTGCAATCGTCAGGAAATTGACCATGCCCGGCAGGCTTTCACCATCGCGATAACATTCAAGCGTCCGGGGCTTGATCACACCACCCTTTGACAAAGCCTTAAGCGTGATCGCCTTGTTTTCCGCATCATAGGTGCCGACATGGCGGCGGAACGCGCCGGTAAAAACCGACTGTACCGCTTCATGGGCAATTGGGGGTGTATTCGCCATAAAACAATTTCCCGTTGTATGAGAACTTAAATGCTGTCGGTAGCCCGCTAGGCCGCCTTGGTCTGATCGTCACCCCGGTCGGCCTTGGCGGCCGACGGGGCACCGGTATCATTCGCCGCCATCATGAAATCGGCGGGGATAACGGCCTCAAATTTGCGAATTGTATTGGCGGTCGGGTTCCATTCCGGGCTGTCAATCTTGCGAATTGCGGCCTCATTGACACCAGCCATCGTGGCCAGTCGATAAATCGCAAAGCCCTTGTGATGCCGCCATGCCCGGATACGGTTCAGATTTGCATCAATCGACATTGTTCACTGCCTTTTCTTCTGATGATGAACCCAACATATTCGGCATTTATAACTATTGTCAACGATAATTCGTACTATTTGCCGATAACAATGCGAACCTGTTGCGCGCACAATGCCGAAAACCAAGAAACAGCAGGACATTTGGAGCAGGAGAAAATGACAGATCCGATTGAAGACCAGCGCCAAAGCTTCAACAGATGGCTGGAAAGAACCGGGCAAAGCACACTGGCGGTAGCCAAACGCGCGGGCATTAATGAATCGGCATTGCGACATTACAAGAACGGCAAAACCCGTGACCTGCGCATGGAAAACAAACTCAAAATCGCGCAGACGCAGCACGCCAAACTGTCTGATATTTTCGGGGAAACCGCGCAACGATTTTCGTCGCCGCCGCCCGCAAGCATTGCCGCATCATCGGGCGTACCATCGGCAGAACCGCCAATGTTTGGCGGTGCGGTTCCCGTGGTCGGCAGGGCGCAAAACGGGCGGGTGATCGCCACAATCTTTCCGATTGCCTATGTCGAGGCACCGCAGAACATGACACTGTCCGGCAATGTCTATGCCGTAAGGGTCGCCAACACACTTAACATGCCCCGACTGAGAATGCGCGAAACCGTTTTATGTTCGCCCGATGACCCCGTAGCACCGGGCGACGATGCAGCCATCCATGACACCGACGGCGAAATACACCTGATGCGGTGCCTTGAAAACAGCCACGAACACGGTTTCACCGGCACGATTTACAGCAACGAAGGCAAAAAGATCACAATACCAGCCGACGCCATCGTCAACGTCGCCCGCATTGTCGCCATCTATCCGGCGTAAAAGGTCGGATTCCCCGACCTTTTACTAGCTCAACAGATAGTCAAGATCGGATATTCCGACACTGAGCGCAGTTTTCTGCCGTTATTATTCGTTATTTTATCCTAATTAATCGTTGACAATTACGAATATTAACGACACCCTTTGCCCGTTCAATACAGCAAAGGGCGCTTTTGCGATGAATGCACAACTTCAAGCCTTCAATGACAACTCCGCTACCACACTGTCTTACAACGGGGCGGCGATTCGGGTTAATGACGACAAACTGAACCTGACAGATATGTGGCGCGCTGCGGACAGCGACCCATCCCGTAAACCGGCGGAATGGCTTCGTTCGGCAGATGCGCAAAAATTCTGCTTGTTCTTGGCTGACAGTTTAAATGTGGAAATTTCCCACCTTTTAGAGATCGGCAAGGGCAGAACCGGAACGACGGCAGCCCACTGGCAGGTCGGCATGGCCTATGCCAAGTACCTGTCGCCGGAATTCCATATGTGGTGCAACACCGTTGTTCGCGAACGGATGGAAGGCACCACCACCAGCCCGACCGACATCCACCAGCAGCTTAATGATCCGACCGCATTGCGCGGCCTGCTTCTGACCTATTCCGAAAAGGTCATCGCACTCGAACATCAGATCGAGGAAGCCAAACCAAAGCTGGATGCACTCGACCGCATCGCGCAGGCCGATGGCACCATGTGCATCACCAACGCCGCCAAGGTCCTGCAAATGCGGCCCAAGGACCTGTTTGCATGGCTGGCGCAGAATGGCTGGACCTATAAGCGGCCCGGCTCCGCCACATGGCTTGGCTATCAGTCCAAAACCGCGCAGGGCCTTCTGGAACACAAGACGACAACGGTCTGGCGCGGCGACGGTTCGGAAAAGGTGACCGAACAGGTACGCATCACGGCCAAGGGCCTGACCCGCCTTGCCACCATCATCAAACCCGCCATTGCGGAGGTCAAATGACCCGCACTCCCTTCAATTTTGAGGGGAGCACCGGCTCAAAATTGCGCCGGTGGTGATCTTCGACACACCCATATCACTCGGCTCAATTTTGAGCTCAGTGACATTTGCCCATAAGGCAAAAGGAACCAACCATGAAACTCTCAAACGAAATCCGTAACGACATCATTGAAGCCCTGATCAAGCACCGCTTCACTGCCGATCAGGAAGCCATCGACCAGATGGAAACGACCCTCGCCGACAAACTCTATTGTGACTATTACGGCAAGGCGACGCGCAAACAGATGGAAAGCATGCCGGACGGCGCATTGCCGGTCACGCGCGACACCTTTGTCAACTTCGCCGGGTGCCGGGACACGTTGAAATTTTCCAGCGAACGGCGCTGCTTCTATATCGACCGCTATAGCGGATCGACCATGCGCAGCACAGCGTACGACGCGCAACACGCCTTTACCCTTGAATGGACCGCACTGGAAAACGCCCGCAAGGATTTGAAGGAACGCAAAGCGCAGGCAGCAGCCAAGGCCGAAGCCGTTTTGAAAAGCGTTGGCAGCACCAAACGCCTGCTTGAAATCTGGCCAGAGGTCGAACCCTTCCTGCCGCCGGAACCGGCCAAGGCTCAACTCCCCGCGACCATCACCCAGGACCTTAACAAGGCGCTGGACCTGCCGGTCGCCAAAGCCGCCTGACCTGAAAGGAACCCCCATGTTCAAACCAAGTGAAACCGCCTATCAGGTCGCGCGCCAGAACTTTCTGGCCTACGCGGCGGCCCATGAACAGGGTTGCGCATCCGATGAAGACCGCGCAACCGCCCGCGAACAGCTTGCCAGAACCGACTGGCTGGCCGCCGTGATCGATCAGCTTGATTGCCTGCGCAATCATCAGGATCAAGTGTCTGATCGCAACGCGCATACCCGTGCGCTGCGCGATTTCTTTGCCATGGTGGATGCAAAGCCTGCAGATGAGTATCGCGGCAGGCTGATAACCCACAACGCCACCCGCTGGCGCAAACAGATCGCCGAATGCGGCGCTGGCTTCAACCCGCTTCTGATCGCGTCAGATATCATCGTACTGCAGAAGAAGATCGATCACCTGCTGTTCGATCACGAGATATTCAGGGCCCATCAGATCCGCGATTGCACGCTGTCGCGCATCGCCTTCTGTGTCGAAACTGCGCGCAGCGTTGGCGGCTGTGAGCCAGCCGAAACCGTGCATATCGCCTGGTGCGCCGAACACAAACCGGGATCAACCCGCATGGATGCCCTGATCGGCCCCTATGCCACCCTGTTTTACGCCACCCGCATCGCCAACGCGATGAACCGCGCCATTGGCATCACCCAGCCCCACGCAACCGAACTGACCGGCAACAGCCTCCGCATGGCCCGGCTGATTGCGGCGGCGTGAAAGGAACCATCATGACCAAAATAGAATGGACCCAGCGACCCGACACCAAGGGCGAGACGTGGAACCCTATCCGGGCGCAGAACAAGTCAACCGGTGGAACCGGACATTTCTGCACCAAAGTCAGCGCAGGCTGCCAGAACTGTTACGCCGCCGACTTCCAGAAGCGGTTCAAAAACCCGGTGCGCTATGCCGCACAGGATGCCGATCAGGTCGAAATCTTCCTTGACGCTATCGTGGTCCGGCAGCCTTTGATGTGGAAAAAACCGCGCACGATCTTTGTGTGCAGCATGACGGACCTGTTTTACGAGGGACACGAGGAATCGTGGATAGATGATATCTTTGCCATCGCCGCACTGTGCCCGCAGCACACATTCATCGTCCTCACGAAACGGATCGAAGCAGCCCGGCAATACATGACATCCATCGGTAATGGCCCCGGCCATGATCGGCTTGAATGGGATGGTTTCCGTGATGCCATGATAGAAGGTGCAGCCCAACGTATCCACTTTGACAGAACCGGCGAAGATCCTTCCGTGTGGCTGGCGGTGCATCTTCCACTGCCCAACGTCTGGATCGGCACCAGTGTCGAGGATCAGGCAACAGCCATTGAACGCATTCCTACCCTGCTGAAAACACCGGCAGCGGTGCGGTTCATCAGCGCGGAACCGCTCCTTGGCCCGGTGGAACTGGATAACCTTATCATTGCCGATCTCCCGACCGGCGAATGGAGTTTCAATTGCCTCGATAACGAAGGTCTCGATATCGAAGATGACGAAGCCTTCAGGGGCGCAACCATCGACTGGGTCATCTGCGGCGGCGAAAGCGGACACAACGCCCGACCGATGCACCCGGTCTGGGCACGATCTTTGCGCGATCAGTGCAAGGCGGCAAGCGTGCCGTTCTTCTTTAAGCAGTGGGGCGCATGGAAAGACTGTTCGCACCTTGAATTTCCGGGCGTCAAAGGTGCTTCCGCTGACCATATCTTTCTGCCTTCCGGCGAGGTGCTCGGCGTTGGCGTTCGGAAGCATGGCTTGGGCTATGTCGAAACAGACTGGAAAGAGCGCGGCGGCGCATGGATGTGTAACGTCGGCAAAAAAGCCGCCGGACGCCTGCTTGACGGCGTCGAGCACAACGCCTTTCCAACTGTATCCGCCAACGAAAACCGGACCGCCGAAAGCGCACTGGTGAAATCCGGCACCTTCGCCGCATGAACCCGATACTGCCCCTTGCCAAATTCACCGCCTGCGCCCTGATCGCCGTCGTGATCGGGCAGCAGGCCGCAAGGATCAGCCAGTCAGAAAAGGAACCGACCCCATGGTTACCAAGCTTGAACCATTCACCGTCCACGCATCGGCCTTTAGCGCCGATCAGCTTGCCGCCCTTCAACAAGCCGCCAACGACACCACCCCCGGCCCGATCAGCTTCCGCACCCCCGATGATGTCCTGCTTTGCGCGGGCCGCGCCCGTGCGGCAAAAATCCTTGCCGACCATGCCGACCACACCCTGCCGACCATTGGCGAACGGCTTAACGTCGTGGTGATGGACCCGGCGGGCCACCCGCACCAGCATCGCGGCATGATCCGACCGGCCACCTGCGTTGCCGCCCTTCCCGGCGGTCGCATCCTGGTCGATTTCCAGTTCCACGCCACCACCAAAGACCGCGAAAGCGCATGGGTCGAACTCTCCCAATGCACTTTCCCGGACCGGCTTGAACGGGGGAATGCGTGATGGCCTATGCATCGATTAGCGATAGAACGGATGGCGGAAAAATCCGTATATCCGCACACAAATATAAAACTGAAACAAAGGTTTTTATAAATGTTCCGGCAACGGTAGATATCCATTTCGATAGCAGGATTTACCTGTCTATCACAGCGGAAGAAGCCGAAGAACTCGTTTCCAGACTACCCGCCGCGATAGCCGAAGCCCGCGAACTTGACGCGGCGGCGGCTGCCCCGGAGGAAGCAGCATGACAACCCTGCGCGTACTCGTGGGATGCGAGTTTACCGGCACCGTGCGCCGGGCGTTTGCCGCCCGCGGGCACGACGCATGGTCATGCGACCTGCTACCGGCCGAGGATCGGTCGAACAAACATATCACCGGCGACATTCGCGATATCCTGGCAGACGGATGGGACTTGCTGATTGTCGCCCACCCGCCTTGCACACGCCTTTGCCGCGCCGGGCGGCGCTGGCTGTCAGGCGAGGGTTTCATGACCCCACCCAAAAAACTCCCTGCCGGGCGCACATGGGACAGCATGAAACAGGAATTCAAGGACGGGGTTGACCTGTTCACGGCCTGCTGGCGCGCGCCGGTTGATCGCATCGCGATCGAGAACCCGGAAATGCACGACATAGCAAAGGCCCACATGCCCAATGACCTGCCCGCCCCGCAGATGGTGCAGCCCCACCATTTCGGGCACCCGGAATATAAAAACACCGGCTGGTATCTCAAAAACCTGCCGTGCCTGACACCGACCCACAAACTGCCCGAACCCCAACGCGGCAGCGACGAATGGAAAAAATGGTGCCGGGTCCACCGGATGCCACCCGGCCCGGAACGGGCAAAGGAACGCAGCCGGTTCTTCCCCGGCATGGCCGACGCCTGCGCCGACCAATGGGGCGGCTGGGCACTTGAAAGCATTGCGGCATGACTCCGCGGGCCAATCATTAAGGAGCACTGAGGAATGAAAACCGAAACGAAAATACTGTATCACAGCCTGGAAGCCGCAAGCCTGCGGCAGGTCACCGGCTGGGTCAGTTCCACCGGCCGCTTTTATGGCAATGACGAACGAACCGCCCGATACGACGGCTGCACCCACAAGCTTTGCGAGGAATGCGGCGAACACGAGCACCAGCGCAACTGGACATGCTGCGATGAATGCCGGGCAAAGCACGCGGAACAACGCTACAACGCGATGCCTTTTGCCGAATGGGACGGCGGCATGGTCTATTCCCAAACGCTCGATCGGTTCTTTAATGATGAAGAGGAACTGCGCGAACATCTGGCCGACAATGACGACCTGCAGGCCGAAGCCCTGCGGCTGGTCATCTGTGAACCGGAATATGCACCCATCATTGATATCGATGAAATGTGGCAAGATTACCTGCCCGAAGACATGTATCTGTCGGATGTCGCACCGGAACTGGCCGACGCGATCGCCAAGGTCAATGACATTCTGACCGAAACAAAACCGGTCCTGTCTTGGCGACCGGGCAGCTACCGCACGGCACTTGCGGCCAGCGTTGAAGAAAGCAGCGCCGCATGACATTCTTGACCGCGCAAATCGATGGGCGTAACATTCCCGCCGTCATGGACGCATCCATGGCCGGGATTGGCGTCCCGTCTGTCACAAGGCGCTCGAACCGCGCCACACTTGCGCGGTTTTCTTATGGTCGGGCGTGTGGGAGCACCTTCGGGTGCGCCATTCCTTGTGATGGTAACGCCAATCCTGCACGTCCGATCACCAGAGATTGGCGTCTCTGTGATCGGGTTAACCCGACACACAAGGAGGTCGCCATGAGCGGACCAACCAACGCCCGGACTCTGTCCATATCCGATCTTGATACATCAATCACCAAGGACGAACCGCGCATCTGTGCCCGACATCTGGGCGAGTCACTCGGCTTTGACCGACCGCGTAAAATCCGCGATCTGATCGAACGAAACCTTGAAGAATTAAACACTTACGGACCAACGCCCCACCGTGGGGCGATGGTTCGCATCGGGTCGGGCGCACAACGAAACGTGCAGGAATACTGGCTGAATGAAGAACAGGCCCTGCTGATCTGCATGTTCGCCAGAACCACCCGTGCGCAAGCCGTCCGACGCGAAGTGATCACCGTCTTTACCGCATGGCGGCAAAACCGCATGCCAATCGTGATCCCGGCACGGCACAATCGCCCATGGCACCCGACGCGGGCGGAAATGCAGCAGATCAATTCCCGCGCCAGCGAACTGTTGCAGGTCCATTTCCACCCGGTGCGCGACATGATCATCGCCCAGATGAAACAGGACCGCGACAACGGCATCATCCGCGCCCCGCGCGATTACGGCATCCGCCACCTGCCTGCCGCCAATGACCAGCCTGATCCGGATCATGCGGTTTTCGTGATCGATGGGCAGACGATCACCGCCGATTGCACCGCCACCACATACCAGCCCGGCGACCGCGTGGTTGCCATCAATACCGAGGATGGCAGCGGCCCCGACATTTTCACCATCGCCGAAACCGCCATCCCCAAAATCTGGTTTGACAGATGCCACCTTGCCAATCCGTTAAATTCGCGTGACCTTATACGACCGGTCGTTGTTGTGATCGGCACAATTGTCAAGGAAGGTTGCAATGAAAAAACACGGATGGATGGCGATCACCGCAGTGATCATCGGGGGATTGACCATGACGGCATGTGAAAGCACGGACCGCCACAACCACACCCGTTTCACCCCGGTCAGCGATACCGAATTTGTTTGGGATGGCACCGTTCTTCTTGGTTACTCCGATGAAGATCGGGAACGGTGGATGCGCGAAGATGTTGCCCGCTATGGCATGTGCCCGAACGGGTTTGATGAAATTGACCGGCGCGTCTATTCACAAAGCGACAGCGTCCTGTCCCCGGATCGTCTCCTGATCCGCGGGCGATGCAAACAAGGGGGATAATGTGACCATCGCGATCACCATGAAAGGTGCGCGGCGCATTGATACGGGCGAGCCGATAACGCTTGCCCGTATCGACAATGCGTTGGCTATACTCGCCCGCATCATGCGTGATCAGGGCGATCTGTTTGACGACGGGCAATTGATGGCGCTGGCCAAGAAGCTCTATGACGAACGCAACCGCATCAGCCAGCCCGCTGCACTGGAAAGCCTGATGTCCGATCTGATGAAGTCGGCATAAGCGATATCTTCAAAAGCCAGTCGCGCTTTTGCGCCAGTGACGGCCCCGCCCCGTATTTCTCACGATGAAACTTGTGCCCCATCAGGGCTGCGGCAATTTTGTCCGGGGCCTCGACCGCGGTTAACCGATCCTCGAAGCAATGCCGCAGCGAATACAGGCTTTGCCTGCCATGCTCAAACGCATGATGATCGCGCAGGAACTTGTTCACCGCATTGGAAAACCCGGTATTGTTGCCAAGATATCGCACGATCCCGCCCGCATTGATCAATGCCGCCGCCGCGGGCAATGCCCCGCCAACCAGCGGTATCTGCCGTTCTGATGGTTCGTTCTTAAGCTGCCGGATCCGGTTCGGGCTGATCTGGATATAGGGCACCTTGCCATCAAGCCGGATATCTTCGGGCAGCAATCCGCATATCTCGCTGGGCCGCGCCCCGGTTTCGGCAAGGATCGCAGTAATCAGCCGCGCCTCATCATTCATCCCGGCCATGATTGCAATCGGCGACAACACCACATCATAGGCCCATTGCGCCGATACGGTCGCGCCGCGCTTTTTGCCGCCGGCCTTTTTGGTGGCAAAGGAAATATTGACGAACGGATTCGCACGCCCGCCCAGATAGGCATCGCCAATCGTGCGGAACATGGCGCGCAGGCTGTTGAATTCCTTGTTGGCCGATTTGGCCGAAAGCCCTTCCTCGGTCATCCGCTGCGACCACCTGGCGCGAAATGCCAGCGCGTCGGCCCGCTCGATCTCCGACACCACCTTGTCGCCGATTTCATCGATCAGGCTGGCGACGGATCGCCTGTACGGACCCAGCGCCACCTTGATCTGCCGGTCGGACTTGCCAACCCGCTGATCGCGCGTCAGGCTTTCATATTCGGCAAACAGCCCCGACAGGCGCAATTGCGGCTCGGGGGCAGCGCCCAGAACGGCCGTCGTGATCCGCCGGTCATCGACCCCGTCAAGGGCTTCAAGGCGTTCGATCACCTCGCCCGCCGTCGCGTTCACTGCCAGGTCATCAGCGGTGCGATATCGCCAGCCCAGCCGCCCGGCCAGCGCACGGGCATTGGCATAACGTTCGGCAATCAGGGTCGCCTTTCCGGTCGCGCGCAGGTCATCCCAATAGGCCATGACCCGGTCATTGACCGCGCCGACACGGTCACACGCCATGTCATAACTATCGGTCTTAAGCGATATCTTGACCTCGCGCCCCAGCACGTCCTCAAGATCCGATGGCACGCGGCGACGATAGGAATATTTCACCCCGCGCCGGGTGATATATCTGCGCGCATTCTCGCCCATGAATCCCGCCCCGTGTACCAAAGTGTGTACCAAAATGTGTACCAAAACCGAAGGCGCGAGGGTATTCATACCGCGATCATACGTCAAGCGCGACGAATGCCAACCACATAAACCATTGTTTTTGTTTTGTTATTTGGTGCGGAAGAGAAAAAAGCGCCCGTCTTGGGCGCTTGTTTCACTGGCGGACAAGGAGGGATTCGAACCCTCGATGGGGCTTTTGACCCCATACTCCCTTAGCAGGGGAGCGCCTTCAGCCACTCGGCCACTTGCCCTTATCT